CGGTTACGGGGCTCAGATCGTGCGTGAGGATCTTCCGAACGTGGAGATCGTCCCGCACACGCCGGGGGACCGCATGGCGAAGGACGTGTACGCGCGTACCCGGGTGCTCCTGGCGCCGTCGGTGTACGAGTCCTACGGGCGAGTCGCCGTCGAGGCGATGTGCTCCGGGATTCCCGTGGTCGCGCACCCGACCCCGGGCCTCATGGAATCCCTGGGGGAGGCCGGCGTTTTCGCCGACCGGGACGACTTGGACGCGTGGGAGGCCGCAGTGAAGCGCCTGTTCTCGCCGAAGGTGTACCCGCAGGCTTCGAAGGCTTCCGCAGCGCGTGCGGCGGAGCTCGATCCGGGTCCGGAGCTCGATCTGTGGTGCCAAGCCGTGGAGGGGGTGGCTCGCCGTGGATCCCCTCGCTAGCCTCACCGACCTTTCGGATCGTCTTGGGCGTCCGCTCACTGTCGCCGAGGAAGCGCGGGCTTCGGCTCTGCTCGCCGACGCTTCGGCGAAGGTCCGTTCGTACACGAAGCAGAACTTCACCCGCACCGACGATGAGACCGTGGTGGTGCGGGCCCAGCAGGGGGAGATCCGGCTGCCGCAGCGCCCGGTCATCGACGTGACGGCCGTGGTGGCGATCGGCGCCGGCGGGGCCCCGGATGTGCCGGTGGTGGGCTGGCGGTGGGACGGCTTGGACATCATCCGTGTGGCGGCCGACACTTCCGTCATCAACTTGCCGGAGGACTGGTACGACGACGTTGAGGCGTATCCGGGCACCTACCGCGTCGTCTACAGCCACGGTGACGCCCAGGTGCCGGACATTGTGGTCGCCGTCGTCGCCCGGATGGCGCTGCGAACCTTGACCGCCCCGACGATGGCGGGCGGGATCACGGGGGAGACGATCGGCCCGTACACGTACCGCACGGACGGCTCTGGTGTCGGCACGGCTGTGCTGATGACGGACGAGGATCGCCGGGAGCTTGCCGATGCCGGGTTCCGGCCGAAGGCGGGCATGTCGATGGTGAGGTACCGGTGACGGGCGCGCTGAACGTGGTGGCCCGGGTGCACGCCTATCCGCCCGATCACAATGCGGGTGCGGAGTGGGCGCTGCATGAGATGCTGCGGGCTCTCGTCGGGCGGGGCCATGAGGTGTCGGTGTGGCTGTCGCGGCAGGCGGCGAGCCGCGAGCCGTACAGCGTGGATGGTGTGCGGGTCGTGCCGCATGCGGGCGGCGGCGATGCCCGGTTCGCTCGGGCCGTGGCCAGGGCGAGCGCGGTGGTCAGTCATCTGGAGAACGTGCCGGGCGCAGCCTGCTTGGCCCGCGGGTTCGGCAAGCCGCTGATCGTTGTATGCCACAACACGTTCGGCCTCACGTGGCAGCCCATGCTGGAGGGGTCTTCGGCGCTGGCGGTGGTGAACTCGCAGTGGATGCTGGCGAAGGCCGAGGAAGTCTTCGACGGGCAGAGGTGTCGTCCGGATCGGATGCTGGTGGTGCGGCCTCCGGTGTGGCCGGAGGAGTACCGGGCGCCGCGCGGCGACTGCATCACGCTGGTGAACTGCACTGTGACCAAGGGTGTGCGGGTGCTGGCCGAACTCGCGGAGCGCATGCCGGAGCGGAAGTTCCTTGCGGTGAAGGGCGGCTACGGGGAGCAGGAGCCTCCGGTGCTGGACAACGTGCTCGTGCTGGATCATCTGCCGGGGCGGGAGATGCGGGACGCGGTGTATGCGCGGACGCGTCTGCTGCTGATGCCGTCGGACTACGAGTCGTGGGGCCGGGTGGGTGTGGAGGCGATGTCCTCCGGCATCCCTGTCCTGGCGCACCCGACCGCAGGGCTCACCGAGTCTTTGGCGGGCGCGGGAATCTTCTGTGATCGCGACGACGTGGATGCGTGGCAGGCCGAGATCGAGCGGCTCGATGACCGCGACGCGTACCAGGCGGCCTCACGGAAGGCGAGAGCCCGCTCGAAGGCCTGGTGCGAGGCGGTCGAGGAGGTGGCTCGTGCACGAACTGCCGCACGGTGACACGGTCACGATTCTGCGCCCCGGCTCGCCAAGCCGGGACGTCTACGGGAACGACGTGCCGGGCCCGCCGACGGAGATCCCCGTCCCAGGGTGTGCGGTGGCACCCCGGGACGGGACGGGCTCCGGCACGAACGAACTCACGGACGCCCGGGACACGGTCATCTCGGGCCTGATGCTGTACGCGCCCTACGGCACCGACATACGGGCCACCGACCAGATCCGCGTGGACGGGGACGTCTACACGGTGGAGGGCCGCGCGGGCAGCTTCCGGTCGCCGTTCACCGGGTCGACGGGACCGGTCGTGGTGGCGTTGGAGCGAGTGACCGGCTAGTTACGGGCATGTTCGACGGCCGCCACGAGTTTCTGCGCGGCGTCGTTGCTGCTGCGGCGAATGGACAGGCTATGCGGGTCACTGAGTGGTGGGCGCCCGCCCTGCGCGAGTCCCGACTTCTCGCCTGCCGGAAGGCTGCCGGGCAGCACGAACTGCACGTAGCCGTGCATGAGGAGCGTGCCCGGCTTGAAGCGGGTTCCGGTGACGTCGGCGGCCCGGATCCGTACAGGCGCCGGCTTCGGTCCGACGGGTGTCTTGGTGATGGTCACCCACTCTCCGTCGAAGTGGATGCTGCCGAGCACTCCCTTGACCTGAATGTCCATGTCCGCCCCCAGCGGCTTGAGTTGCAGGAGGGGCTATGGCAGCACGGTTCAAGATGAAGCGCAAAGGTGTCGGCGAGATGCTGCGGATGCCTGGTATGCAGGCGGAGATGCTGCGCCGCGCCGAGGTCATCAAGGCGATTGCGGCTGCCACGTCGCCGGTGTACGAGAAGGGGCCGCACGTCGGGCACTACAAGGCGTCGTGGGAGACGGACAGCACCAGCCGAGGCGGCCGTCGGCGTGACCGGGCGGTGGGCTACGTGCGGAACACGTCCAGGTACGCACGGTTCGTGGAGTACGGCACTGAACGGGTTGTGGCGCATCACGTCCTGCTTCGGGCTGCGCAGGCGGGCGGGGCGGACTGATGTGGCCCGACGCAGAAGCCGAACTGGCGGCGTGGCTCACGGCGGTGTTGGACGTGCGGCACGTCACGGACCTCCCCGCAGACCTCGCAGACGTTCTGCCGATCAACCAGCTGCAGCGGGTTGGCGGCGACGATGACGGGATCCGCTTGGAACGGGCCCTCGTCACGGTGGACAGCTACGCCTCCGACCGTGCAGCGGCGTCCTTGCTGGCCAGGAGGACCCGCAATGCGCTGGTCGTGACCTTGAGGGGCGTACAGACCACGAATGCGGTGTTCGGCCGGGTGTCGACGATTTCGGCGCCCGCATGGCGCGACTACGAGAATCCGGCGCTGCGACGCATGGGCGCTACCTACGAAATCTACTTCCACCCGGTCTCCTGACCGGCCGAGGGCCCGCGCCGGACCTTCAAGTTCCCGCCCGTGCGCGGGCTTCACCATGTCTGGAGACAACGATGGTCAACATCACCCGCGCAGCGGACCTGCTGGAGGTCGGTGCGAATGGCGCCGGCTGGACGGCTCCGCTCGGTACGGCGTCGCCTGGCGATCCGGAGGTGCAGCCGCTGGCGCCGTGGGCGCCGTTGGGCGCGATCTCGGACGACGGTCTGGTGCAGGGTTTCGAGGAGGACACGCAGTCGTTCACGCCGTGGGGGTATACGGCGCCGATCCGCACCACGATCACGTCGTCGCTGCGGACGTTCGGGCTGACGGTGTGGGAGGTGGGCCGGACGACGGTGCAGTCGCTGCAGTACCGGCTCGATGTCGCGGATCTGGCGCCGGTGTCGGGTCTGACGTCGTTCGCGGAGACCGCGTCTCCGGTGCCGGACCGGCGCGCGTTCTGGTTCGTCGTCCTGGACGGCGACTCCTTCCAGCGCGGCTTCTACGTCCCGGAGGGTGAGATCACGGAGCGCTCGGACGTCACACACAAGCAGGACGAGATCGCCGGCTTCGAGTGGACGATCACGGCCTACCCGGACGCGTCCGGCAACACGGTCTACCACTTCGACCGGGTGCCGGAGACCGCGGCGTACACCGGGTCCTGAGCGGGTGGGCGGGTCGACATAGCCAGCCGGCGCGGGCCCGGCCCGCCCACCTTTCCCTTTTCCAGCCCGCGCCGTATCGGTAAGGAGCCCGCGCCGTGGCCAACACGCGTACCAGTAGCACGAGCAGGAAGCCGCGGACCGCGGCACGAGCAGCGTCCCGTCCGTCGGCGGCCCGCGATGTCGTGGAACCGGAGGACTTCGACGACGAGCCGGACGTGTCGGAGGCGGAGGCCCAGGAGATCGAGGCCGTCAGCAAGCATGTGACGGGTCTGCTGTGTGGTGAGGATGTCCGCATCATTCCGCCGGGGGCGTGGCGGCAGTCGTGGCAGCGGCTGCTGAACCAGGGGCAGATCGACGCGTTCGCGAAGATCGTGCTCCACCCGGACGACTACGAGCTGTACGACGAACTCGATCCGACGAACGACGAGTTCGGTGAACTCATCAACGATGCTGCCCAGCGGGCCGGTGAGAGCCTGGGGAAATCCAGTGGACCCGCTCCGTCGTCGAGGCGCACGCGGAGGCGGTAGAAGCCGACCTGCTGCGCTACTACCCGGGTGTGGATCTCCTCGATGTGTACCGGGGTGCGATGTCGTGGCGCAGGCTGCGGGTGCTGATCCAGCATCTGCCGCCGGAGTCGGCGACGTTGACGGCGATGCGGAACGCGATGCCGCCGGAGGAGATCGCCGCGCAGGCCGAGACGGGCGAGCCGGAGAGGGCCCGCTGGTCGCAGCTGGAGCAGCTGCAGGCGTCGACTCTGGACGCGGTGCGCCGTGTGGAGTGGGTGCTGTGGAGCGTGAACATCGAGAAGAAGTCGGAGCGCCCGGATCCTCCGGAGCCGACTCGCAGGCCTGGTGCGGCACCGCGTAAGGCGAAGCCGAAGCTGACCGAGAAGTCCGCCGACAGGCTGTTCCATCTGTTGAACGGGGGCGCCGCGTAGGGCGCCGGGAGGAGGCTCCCGGTGCCCGCTATCTCCGTCGGCAGCGTCGAGGTCGATGTTCTGCCCAACGTGCAGGGCATCTACGGGCGCCTGCGCAGTGCACTGGTTCCGGCGGCGACTCGGGCCGGCCGGGATGCGGGCGATGCTGCCGGGCGCGCGTTCGGGCCGGCCATGCAGGGCCAGGTCGACGGTGTGGGTTTGCAGATCGGCCGGCAGATCGGCCGGCAGATCGCGAGCCAGGTGACGGCGTCGCTGCGGACTGCGATCCGGGACGGTGTCACTCAGGGCGGGCGGACGGCTCGTCCGGCGGCCACT